CTCATCGAAGCCCCCCAACGTGCCCGACCCACGCTCATGACGCTCACGCTCATCCTCAGACGCAAACTCATCGAACTCAGCATCCAGGACAGACCGCATCACCTGCCTGCGACCAGCCATCACCACGTGACGCCGCGCCGCAGCAGCTAGCCGCTCAGGTGTTGCTCCTTGATTCTTACGAAATAGCTTCCTGACCGCCTGAACTGTATAGGACTCAGGCTCAGGATGATACGCGAGCGCGCCAAACGGCGCCGCAGACGCGTCCAAGTAATCGTTAGCGGCTTCGACCGCCTGACGGCGGTGCCGCTGAATTACACGGTGCGCCGCAGGAACCAGCCTCTCAGCCGCCGCCCGGTCTGACAGGTCAAACGCAGACAGCAGATCAGTGAAAGCCTCCACAAACGCACCGCCAATTGAAGCGAGCGCCTGAGCATACGCCGCAGCGACATCATCAAGCATGCGGCGCCTCCTTTAGTAGACGGGGTCCCCCACCGACACCGCCAAACGACGGTCCAACGCACGGTCACGCTTCAACTGCTCCGGCGACAAGCCCATGAATTCGCGGACAGTCTCAGACGAGACAACGCCCTGCGCCTGCGCCTGCAACATGAGGGCATTGCGAGAGCTGAGGGAGATTACTGCGGGGTCACGCCAGCGGGCCTCAAGGGTTTCAAGCCCCTCGGTGTCCACACCGGCAACTGCCAGAACGCACCGCGCCAAATCCTCTACAGCGTCACCAAAAATTGACTGCTTCAGCTCCGCCTTCGTAATCAGACGGTCCTTAGCACTGCGCATCGCTTCCGCAGACGCGGGGTTCGATTCCGTAGAGACACCCAGCATGAACGGCGGGATGCCCGTCTGCGATGCAACCTGCAACGCATAAGTCTTGAACGTATTCAACAACTGAGTCAGGTCAGCACCCGGCACTGAACCGGTCTGCGCACCGCTCGGGCCAACCAAGAACCGCCCAAAATACGCCTCAAGGCGGCTCTGCTGCGGGTTACCGTCCTCATCAACGAACATTTCCTCCACACCATCGCCGAAAAGATAGCGAACAGGCATGGACAGAAGCTCCTGAGCCACCTGCAAGTTCGTCAGCGTTCGCGCCGCCGCATCACACAGCTTATGAATCTCCTCAATCTCACTTCGACCCTCTTCACCAAGGCGAATCTGATTCACAAAGGGGATAACGGGGATTCCGCCGAAGCCATGCTCATCAATATGGGTGAGCACCTCAAAACCATCACGTAGGGCGAAGAAACGGGTCACACCAGGCTCATAAACAGCCCGGTACGTGTCCAAACCGTCACGATACGTCTGCACCGCCTGCACCAGGCGGCCCGTAGCGTCCCTCCGCAGCTCAAACTCATCACCCTTATGCACAGAGATGTGCGGGATAGAGGGGTCAGAGCCGCCACCAACGACCATGAACGCCGCACCAGAGACAAGAGCCTCCGTCAACGCCAAAGTTAGCTTCGTGCGAAAATTGTTCGCTTGCAGAATCCGATTCAGCTGCTCAGGAGCCTCATCCTGACCACCGTGACGGGAAATTGAGAACCCATCAAGGACCAAAGACTCGACCAGCACATCCACAGCCAGCTTCGGCCAGCCAACCTGCATCTCCAGCACACGGACATCAGGCGGCAAGGACACACCAATCGCGTCAAGCCTTGCAGTGCCGTTGTAGTAGCTCTCCCACTTACCAGGGTTCTTTACAATACGGCCCATCCGGCACCGCCTCCCTTCTTGTCCTTCTCAGTTAGTCCATGGAGCGCAAGAGTGCACGCCACCAAAGGAGAAATATCCTGGCTTCGATCATCGCGAGTCCAATACCACAGCTCACTGCCGCCCTTAGAACGTCGACAAGCTTGCACAGCCGCATCTAGCTCCTCCTGACCTGTATGCCTCACCTGAGCGCGACCGAGCGCCTCATAAAACGCGCCGCACGCCTGCATATAGGTGCGGTGGTCAAGACCAGTAGTCATCCGCTTCAGCTTTGGAGACTTCGCAATCACCTCAGTCGACTGCGAAGCACCCATATAAACCATCGCGGCAGGTTTCCACTTACGCTTCAGCTCCTCCAGACGTGCCGGCACCCAATCCGTACCAACACGCCTATCAACAACCTCAATATGGACGTTCCCATCAGCCCGGCGAGATGCAGCAGCAATCGTTGCCACGTCACGCAAAGGCGTGACATCCACACCGAACGCGACCTCAACGCCGGAACGAGACTCCGCATCAAGGCACTGTGCCCAGAAATCAGCCGGAATCGCCGACGAAGAACCAACCTTCGACCAGATGCCGAGCCTCTCGCGCTTGAAATGCTCATCGCTCATCGCGCGGCGCTCTGAATCCACATACTCAGCCGAGATGCGCCGACCGAGCGCCGGATTTGCCAGCGCCCAGTTCGCCGGGTCAGCAGGATCAGCATCCTCAACCGTCGACCATTCGTAAAACGCCAGCTTCGTCTCCTCAGCAGGCGAGAGCGCCCTATCACGGATACTTTTCAGCACCTCAGAGTCCGGCATACCAGCAGACGAGGCGTACCAGATCTGCGGTGACTCATTCAAACTCTTTGACGCCAGCGTCGGCAGCATCGAAGCCTGCACAGAACGCGGCAAATCGTAAGCCTCATCGAAAACAACCAGGTCTGCGGTAAATCCACGCGCCGAACCGCGGCTACGCGCCTTAAACAGGACGCGGTTACCGTTCGCAGTCGTCAAGGACATGCCGCTGTTGCCGGTTTTGATGCCTGACATCTTCCCTTGAGGGTCGCCCACATAGCCAGCCATGTACTCGACCAGCTCGGACCCGCGGATCAGCGATTCCAAACGCTGCTGATGCTCAACAGCCGTCCCGAATAGGTGCGCCGAGTGAAGAATCAGCCGCTCACCGAACAAAAACATGCCAGCAAGCTCACGCGCCTCAAGAATCGAGCCTTTACCGTTCTGGCGCGGGACGATGAGACCGACCTCGAACGCCTTCCAGCGCCCATCCACACGCTCACCGAGCGCGCCACGGAGCACATGCTGCTGCCAAGGGTCCAAATGCAGGCCCGCAACAGCCGCCAAATCCACCGCATCATCACCGGCAGAGCTGAAATACAGCGGCGTGACGTCAATGCGAGGTGTCTGAGACCCCATCAGCTGACCATTCTCAGCCACAGAGCCTCACCTCCACCCTAAACAGCCTGTGCCTCTTCGATGCGGCGCTTCCTACGAGCCGCCAGCTCATCCAGCGCGCTCACCTTCGGCTTCGCCGTCTCCGTCAGCCGGGAAATCTCAGCCACGGCCTCAGCTTCAGCATTCAGCAGGGACGCCACATCGCGAGGGCCAGCCACGATGAGAGCCGCGCGAGCCTTGTAGAGGCGCCACCGCGCGGACTCCAACGGGTCCTCATGCGTCGGCACAGGAATCTCACGGGTCGCACCATAGGCGACCATCTGCTCAACAACCACGGAGCCGCCCTGTCCAACGGTTCGGACAACAGGAGCACCAACCGCAGGTTCCGGCGGCCGCTCCGCAGCCTTACGATCACGCGCCGCCTTCGACGCGGCACGCTCCGCAGCTTTACATTCCGGGCAAGGAGGCTCACCCCGGCGACGGTGACGCTTCGCCGCCGCCGTAGTCCCGCAGGGAGCCAGGCTGCGGCCTTTTTTCTCAGCCACAGAACCCCCTCTCAATGGGAATTTTTGGGTTTCAGAGCCCGCGGGGGGATGTCACTATGACCGAAGGGGGAAACTTGACCCCATAGGGGGTAACCCCCCGGGGGTACGTTTCCCATTTCGTCATCATCTAAAAACCAATTCCGTTTCGTAGTCGTCGAATAAAAACTGTTTGAACCATTCACCATGCTTGCGTGGTCTTGGGTGCTCGCACTTGGTGGGCGAGGCGTTTACGTCCGCGCCTACTGTTGCATCGTCGGTGTGCTGGTGCCAGGTCGCTGAGCAGGTTGCCGCCGTTTGCGATGGCGTCGAGGTGGTCGGCGGTGAACGCCAGCGGGTGAGTGTAAGGGAGGCTCATGTCGATTGGTTTGCCGCAGAGGTGGCAGGGCCAGCCGTTGTCGCTGGTTGCTTTGCGCAGTTCGGCTGCGCGTTTGCGGTATGTGCGGTCACTGTACTTGGTCGCAGTCGTCACAGCCACACCTGCTTCCGATGATGGCGCGAAGGCGCTGTTTACTGATGGTGAGGGTGAAGTAGGCTTCGGTGTCGAAGACGGCTCTCCCCCAGCTGATGTCGACGTCCCATTCTGCGGGGAATCGTTCGTTGAGTGTCTTGAAGATTTGCTCTTCTTCTTCGTCGGTGAAGTCTCTGTAGCACATGGTGTCCCTCCTTAGATGGTGAGGGTGAGGGTGGTGAGCAGTGTTGCGAGCATTAGTGCTCCTGCGATGGTGCAGGTTGCGGCTCGTGGCGCCCTGTTGGTTGTGGCGATGTCTACTGCGTGGGCGGTTAGGTTGCTGCCGATGATGGCGGTGATGATTGCGACGGGGAGCATTGTTTTTGCTTTCTGGTACAGGTGGAGCCCCTGTCCGTGGTAGGAAGGGGCTCCGACTGAAGTGACTACACGCTGTTGCTAACCATTGAGTGTCGTCTGTGATCCGCCGCGTCATGGGTACCCTGTTTGTTTTTGGGCACCATGAAGCTGGGCCATAGTGTACACAAGTTTTCAGGTGGTTGCAACGGGTTTTGTCTATTCGGTGGAGTAAGCATTGAGGAACGTTTCGAGCCCTTGCCAGGTGGTCCCGCATAGGGTGCAGGTGGCGCTTTCGGCGTTGATTCGGAAGCGGAGCGCTTCATCGATTCGGAGGCTTCCGTCTTCGAAGGGGGTGCTGACCCAGGTTTCACCGCATGATGGGCAGGGTACGCGGAGCGGGACGATAGTTTCGTTGAGGCCGTGGATGGCTTCGCGCCAGCCGGTGAGCTTGGTGACGGCGTAATCGTAATCGACGTTTGCCGCCCAATGGATGAGTTTGTTTGAGAGGGAGTGGCTCTCGTGAAGCTGCTGGACTGCGGGCAGGTCGTACCTGATTTGGTGTTCGAT